TCTACAGTATCAACAAGTGGTTTAGCTACTTTAGCTTCAATGAACAGTGGCGCAGCAACTTTTACTTCTACAGTAGCAGTAACAGGCGTAACTACATTGAGTGGTTTACTTAACGCAAATGGCGGCATTGATGTTGACGCAGGTCAATTCACAGTAGCAGACGTAACCGGTGATATAGCAACAGCAGGTACATTAAGTGTGGCAGGTATTTCTACTTTCACTGGTGATATGGGCGCAGGCAACATTGATTCAGCAACATTAGATACTACAGGCAACGTAACAGTTGGCGGTACATTAGATGTAACTGGTGCTTCAACTTTTGAAAACACCTTAACTTTAAGTGGTGGTGTTGGTGAGTTATTTAAGATTACAGATGGTGGCGGCGTGCCGATTACAATCTTTAGTGTTAATGCTTTATCGGGTGATACCGATATCCAAGGTAACACATCTATCGCAGGTACGTTAAACGTAGATTCAGCTTCAACATTAGCTGGCTTCACAGTAGACGCAGTATCTACAGTTGATATGGGTGCTAACTTAGTAACTAACGTACTAGATCCAGTAGCTAATCAAGATGCGGCTACAAAATCATACGTTGATGGTATTTCAGCAGCTGGTTTCACATTAACAGACGGCAGCGTTTCGCAAGTCATATCGGGTGGTGATACATTAACATTAACTGGTACAGCTAACGAAGTAAATGTTGCAGTATCTGCCACAGATGTTATGACAATTGGCTTGCCAGATGACGTAACTATTACTAATGCGTTAACAGTAACCGGAGCAGCATCAGCAGCATCAGCAGCTATTACAGGCTTAACTTCTACAGCAACATTAACTACAAGTGGCTTAGCTACTTTAAATAGTGCTTCGATTAGTACTACATTAGGCGTAACTGGCGTATCAACACTAGGTGTTGTTAACTCTGGTGAAACTACAATGTCAAGTGCTACGGTATCTGATTTAACAGCTACTCGCGTAGTATTAGCTGGTGTTAGTGGTGCGATTGAAGATTCAGCAAACTTAACGTTTGATGGAACAACATTAGCAGTAACAGGAGCAGCGACAGTATCAACAACATTAGGTGTTAGTGGTTTAGCTACTTTTAATGCTGGTGTTATTGTAGACGGTGGTGCAGCTGAAACATTCTTAATCAATGATGGCGCTGTAACTAAGTTCTTAGTTGATTCTCAGACTGGTAACACTTCAATTGAAGGTACATTAACAACAACTGGCGCAATTGATGCTAACGGCGGCATTAGTGCTACTACAGCTATTGTTGAAGACTTAACTGCTGGTCGTGTTGTATTAGCTGGCGTAGGCGGCGAGATTGAAGATAGTGCTTTCTTAACATTCGATGGAACAACATTGGCTGTTACGGGTGCTACAACAATTTCTACAACATTAGGCGTATCAGGTACATCGACTTTAGTTGATACTGGTATTACAGGTGTATTAACTGTTACAGGATCAGCTGCTATTGATGGTATTACTATTGATGGTAACGCAATTGATGCTAACAGCGGTACAGAGATTGTTATTAACGAACTAGGCGCAGACATTAACTTCCGCGTTGAAGGCGATACTAACACTAACTTGTTATTCGTAGATGCTGGTACAGACAGTGTTAACATTGGTACAGCTACTCCAGTAACTGAAGCAGCTTTCCAAGTCGGCGCAATCACTTCTGCTATACTAGCAAAAGGTAATACAGCACAACGTCCATTAGTTGGCGTAGCTGGTATGATTCGTTATAACACAACTATTGACAAGTACGAGTACTTTAATGGTGCGTCAAGCGCGTGGTTAACATTCGGAACTGAGTTTACAGTAATTGCTTCTGAAACATTCGCAGGTGATAACGTTACTACTACATTCACATTAAGCAGCGATCAAACAACTGCTTCTTGTATTGTAGCAATTAACGGTGTTGTGCAGCTACCAACTACGGCTTATGCTGTAGCAGGTACTACTTTAACATTCACTGAAGCACCAGCTTCAGGCGACGTAATTGAAGTACGCGAGTTAACTACTACTACTACATTAACTGGTTTGCGTAACAGTGATGCAACAGCAGAGATTAAAGTTAACGATGGCGTAACTGACATTGATGTAACAGGTAGTTTAGTACCATCATCTGATATCACTTATGATTTAGGAACACCTACTAAGCAGTGGAAAAGTCTACATGTGTCAGGTGCGACTATCTACTTAGGTGGCATGCAACTAAAGAACGATGCTGGAACATTTAAGTTATTAGATGCTGACGGTGTAACACCACTACCTATTAGTGCTCCACTTGATGCGGGTACTACTATTAGCGGCGGTACTTACTAAGTAAGAAACGGCATGCGAGGAGCAATGATGCTTCTCGCATTTGACCAACAGGGCGTTCGCTCCACAAAGTGTTTTAACACTAGAGCATTTTGTGGAGCGAACCTGACCCACAACAACAGGAGACATTAATATGTCAACAATTATTTTAAAACAAAGCTCAGTAGCATCCAATGTACCAACTGCTATACAACTATCATTAGGCGAAGTAGCAGTAAACACAACAGATGGCAAAATGCATATGAAACTAGGCAATGACACAGTCATTGATATTGTTGATTCTGCAGCAGATACAGCAGCTACAGTATCAACTATAGCCAAGCGCGATGCGTCAGGTGATTTATATGCCAACGTATTTCAAGGCACAGCAGCAGCAGCACAATACGCTGATTTAGCTGAAATGTATATGGGTGATACAATCATTGAACCTGCCACAGTAGTATGCTTTGGCGGCATCAACGAAGTAACAGCATGCAGCACAGATGCCGATACAAAAGTAGCAGGAATTGTTTCTACAAACCCAGCATACTTGATGAATAGCGAGCTAGATGGCGTAGCAGTAGCGTTAACTGGTCGTGTTCCGTGTAAAGTAAGCGGTACCGTACAAAAAGGCGATATGATGGTATCTAACGGCAACGGTGGCGCACGCGCCGAAGCTAATCCAGCAATGGGTTCTGTAATTGGTAAAGCTCTTCAAGATTCCGAAGGCGACGCAGTAATAGAAATCGTAGTAGGAAGAATGTAAGCTAACATAGTTATAACCAAAATAAAATACACTCTTCGGAGTGTATTTTTCTGACTAAGCCACCACTTTTCTGGCTAAATACAGTATAAATTATAAGAGGATTCACTATGGGTTTAACTAGACCAAAGCTACATCAAATTAATACGTCATCGTTCGAAATTAACGATCCGGTAATTGAATTAAATAAAAATGCCACAGGAGCCAATACAAACGATTTAGGCATAATAATAAATCGCGGAGCATCAGGCGATAACGTAGGAATACTATGGGATCGCTCAGCACAAGAATTCGTGCTAGTAGAAACAACCGCAACTGGAGCTAGCACTGGCGACTTAATATTTAACAGTTATTCTAAATTAAAAGTAGGTGAGTTACAAATAGCTAATTTATTATTCCCTACAACAGATGGCACAAATGGCCAAGTACTTTCTACAGATGGAGCCGGCAATTTAACGTTTACGTCAGTAAGTGGAGGCGCCGGAACATACACGTACACAGCGCAAGCAGCAGCACCTAGCAGCCCAGCAGACGGCGATGAATGGTACGATACAACAGATGGTACATTTTACAAATATATCAATGATGGCATAGGTCAGCAATTTGTTGAATGGGGGCCAAACAACAGTTTAAATGGCAGCGAAAACATCACAGCAAATATTTTAGCTAATACTACAAATACACACGATATCGGTAGTCCGGCAGTAACTCTAGCAAATATATATGCTACAAATTTACACGGTAAAATAGACGGGGGAACATTCTAATGTCATTCGGACAAAAAATTGATGGAAGAGAAGTAACAGTAGGCAGCTCAATATATAGATATGATGCTAACAATGATGCTTGGAGACGCATAGGCGGCATTAAAGCAGTAGAAGACAATCCAAAAAAAGTTAAAAAATCTAAGCTTAAAAAACATCTTAAAAAAATAGGCAAATGGAAATTCATTAAACGTATTAAAGAATCAGATCCTGTTTATATAGATGATTGGGATAACTCAGACGAAATCGATGTAGAAGATTCGATTATGGCTATAGTAGCAAAAGGCTTAGGAGTAGATAAGGACACCATATTTCAAGCAGCAAAAGATGAAGACGAGGTAGTAATACCGCTAGAAACTGCTCCTGATTTATTAGCCGAAGCCCAGCGTGTAGCTAATGCGTTAGTTAGTGGTGAGCGCGATCGCAGAAAATACTTACCTATAACATACGAAACCAATCTTTATAGTGTAAGCGAATGGGATATAACAATGATTAATGCTTTGTTACAAGACTCGAGAGAAGATGAAGCAATTCTACCCATTGGCGATTATTGGAAGACAATGAATAATAACGTAGTAAGATTACGCAATAAAGATTTAGAGAAAATAAACAAAAAGATACGTGAGCAAATCCAAGACGCATACCAATGGAGTTGGACTAAAAAAGCTGAAATAGCGCAAGCAGCTAGTGTCGCACAAGTAAATGCAATCAACCTAGAGGTAACAGCAGAATGACGGAACAATACAGACGAGATTATCCCGGTGAATTCGTTATAACTAGCACCGTGTTTAAAAACGGTAAAAAAGAACAAGAGCGCGAGTGGGTAGATAATCCTATAGAAGTATCACACGACAGCAATCTAGCAGTATGCTTCATGAAAGACACTACATTAAAAGATACATTATATAATCGTATTGTAGAAAACAGAGGGAAATTACTAGGACGTGAGCATATGGTATCATACGGTGTAGAGGACGTATGGAATCATTGTACTCCTAATTTCTTAGTGTCAATGAAAGATGAATCTCTTAAAGAAATGATAGAACAAGATTACGCTGAAAAAAGTGTAGTATACACATCCACTAGATTATGCCTTGACAACCCCGGTGAATTCTTCATAGTACCGTATCAGATAGCAATGCCAGCATCGGCGTTAGCAGTATGGTTAGCATGTTTTGATGAACATAAAAAAATCTACTTAGTAGGATATGAGCGTACATTAGCAGATGGCACAGAGCAGCATAAAATGATCAACAGTGTAGAAGCTGTAATGCGAATGTACGAGAATGTAGAATTCATCAACGTAACAAACACACGTTCTCCAGACAAATGGCGGGAGCAGCGTAATTTCACATCAATGACAGTAGAGCAGTATATATCTTACTGCGATGTATAAATATAGTTAATAAATAGGAAAAGATAATTATGTATAAAGATATAAGCAATAAGATTGGCAACAGAATGTTAAAAGGTAACTCCGGTAAAACTTACGGGGAAATAAATTCGAGTAATGAAGCTGAGGCATTAGCTGATGGTATTTCATTATATAAACCAGTAGTCGATGCTACTTTGGTTGCCTCACAAGAAGAAGAAAAGCGAATTAAGAATATTAAGATGGAAGCTCGTAGACAAATCTTTGGCCGTGTCGCAGGTACAGAAGACTTCGAGCAAGCCTCACTTAAGCAAAACAATAAACTAGCCGCAGCGGTTATCTTAACTGATCTAAAGGCTGATGGTTTAGCTACACCTGAGCAGTTAGCTGAATTAGCTACATTGAAAGCTGAGGGTGTTTTATCGGTAACTATTCGAGCTATGTCTAACGCTGCTGAGTTAGCTAATGATTCAGTAATGAAGTTTAGATACGACATTGAGCAAGCATATGGTTTAAATCCTTTAGATATTAACGCAGTCATTATTGATGCCAGTGGTAACTATGTTGAGGATAAAGTGGTTATCTAATAGACCGGAAGAAAACTTTAGCTACTGTACTTGCACGAGCTTTAGAAAATTCCACAGGCGATGCTGTTATTGAAATAGTAGCAATATAACCAAAATAAAATACACTCTCCGGAGAGTGTATTTTTCTGAGTGCTTATTCTGTATAAAGACCAGATAAACTTTACTAAAATAGGATTTAACGAATATATTTCTTACTGCGATGTATAAATATAGTTAATAAATAGGAAAAGATAATATGTCAACAATCATTTTAAAACAAAGCGCAACAGCTTCTAACGTACCTACAGCAGGTCAGTTAGCGTTAGGCGAAGTAGCAATCAATACAGCAGATGGTAAATTATATGCTAAGTTAGGCTCAGGTGTAGTTGTAGATCTAGTAGATCACACATCAACAACAACAGGTGCTGAAGTAAAAATAGCATATGAAGCTAACGCAGATACCAATGCATATACCGACGCAGAAAAAACTAAATTAACCGGTGTTGCCACTAGCGCAAATAACTATGTGCATCCTGCTACTCATTCAATAGCAGAGGTTGCTACTCTACAAACTACTTTAGACGCTAAAGAACCTGCTAACGCTGATATTCTAAAAGCGAATGTAGCTGATAACCTAACTGTAGGCTTTACAACAAACACTAACGTTATCACTTACGCTGCAACAATCACTCCTAGCCTGTTAGTCCCTTGGTTACAGTCATGCGCTATCACAGGTAACTTAACAGTTAATGAGCCTACTGATGGTACTTTTGGGGGTTGCTTAATCTTACTAACGATTGATGCAACAGGTGGCTATGCTTTATCTTCTGGTGTTGGTGTAACAGCTATCGGTACATACCCAACATTAGCGGCAAACTCGACGTATGAAGTAAAGATTGTTAAGCACAGCAATACATTAACAACAATGGAAGCTGTACTGGTGGGCGTGTAATGAGATTATTACTTGGAAGTAGAGATAGGACAGTCGCCTCAACAGGTGGTTGGCTTGCGGGGGCAATAAGTGGTGCAGTAGCTGATGGGGTTACTGCGGCATTTGCAACTATCAAGGATTTCTGTTTTAACGGGGATGGAAGTCAATTAGTTATAACTGATAACTCAAGCAATCTTGGTATCTATAACACAGCTTCTCCATACTCAATTACTGGCTTAGTAAGTGCAGGGACGTTTAACGCCTACAGTACTACTAAAAATAGAAAAGTTCACTTCTCAGATGATGGTTTATTTATTTATGCGGGAAAAGGGGGCGAAAGTATATATGGGTACGCATTGGCAACTGCTTTTGATCTAACGTCTGCTACAGGGACAGTCATCACTTCTATCCAGTTTGTAGATAATGTTATATTTTATAACGGCGGCTTTAACGCCCTAATAAATGACAGTGATTTATCCTTACTAAATGTGTCATTAGCAACCGCCTATGATTTAAGTGCATCCACAGTTATTTCAACTGTTAATCATACAACTAAAAATATAGCCATATCTTCCGATGGTTTAATTCTTTACAGCATTGATGCGGCTGAGATCATCCATGAATACCCAATGGCTACACCGTATGATGCAACAACATTAGGGGCAGAGACAAGTAATAGAGATGTTTCTGCTGACATCTTGTTGGCTAACGCTAAAGGGATAACCTTCAATGCTAACGGGACAAAACTTTTCGTTAGTGATTCAAACGGTATTATCAATCAATTTTCAGTGTAAGTAATTTATGTATAAAGATTCGTTAAAATATCAATCTTATCTTTAACATCATCATTCGCTAACGTGTTCCAACAGCCAGGATGTAACGGCTTAGGAATCACGTCTGAATCAATCCACGCATAGCCGATATGCTCGTGATTTAATGTAGGAATAAATTCTTCAGCTACTAAACAAAAAAACGTATTGTATACGAAGTTATTATGCGGAGCCGTGAATTTCTCTATAGGCACAATCTTTATAAGCTCGGGCATATAACCCATCTCCTCAGTGCATTCACGTTCTAGTGCAGCAAGTAACGTTTCGTCACCTTCCACTTTACCCCCAGGAATAGCCCAGTGCCCTTTGAATTTAGCATCATTGCGCATTAAGAATAAATGCCGCTTAGTCTTCAGACAGTGAATGAATATGCCCACAGCATTTATCTTAGCATGCATTATAATGTGAGACTCCAGTCTCCTCCGTTGTAAATTCCTTCGAAAGATTTCACCCACCCTTCACCATCCCACTTGTATTGTAAGCTAGTAGTGATATTAGTAACATATTGCAAATCAGTAGCATTAATACTATCAAACACAACCACCCAGTTGGCGCCATCATACTCAATAATATCATTTGAGTTAGCAACAAGCTCAATAGTGCCTGCCCACGAAGCTGCTAAGCTAGTGTCTGTTAAATCCCCGGTGCCCTCGGTTAGCAGATAACGTTGTCCAACAACAGCCGGAGCAAGCATCCCCTCTGTACCCGCCGGAGCCGGCCCACTATTAAGAGGATTTATAACAGCATCAATGGGTGATTGCGTATTAGCCGGCAATGTATCTGGATCAATAGTAAATAATAAGATATCTTCATTAGTTGGGTGATACGCAACAGTACCAACGATGTCGCTTGCTGTATTGCTCTGTAAGCGTATCTGTGTTATACCGTTACGCAATACGCCATATTCGTCAATAGTTGGCTTCCATGCGATTGTAGTATCCTGCAAGCCCACAGCATCTAGCGTAGCATTCTGTGCGGTACTAGGATTACTAGGGCGTAAAATCTGTAATTGATTGCCAATTAATAAAATCTGATAACCATGCGGTGTAACAGTAACTCTAGTACCGTTTAAAATATCGTCCCCACTAATCGCTTGAACAAATTCCCCAGCATCATCGTAGATGTTAGCAATAATCTTATGTATAACGCCTTCTTTAGTAACACGAGCAGGCGGAGCAATCCAAATCGGTATATCAAATGAATATGTAAAAATATCAATATCATCACTTCCATTGGGGATACTTCTACTAGAAAACTTCGTACGCTTTAATTCGACAGTACTTAGACTAGTCCAATCAAGATAATTATCAGTTGACTGTATCTCTAGTGATGGATTAAACAGTGTAGCAACTTGTTCAATTAATTGCAATTTCATATGCGTGTTAGTAGTCCAAAAATCTACGTTAATTGACATATTATACGGAACTGGCATAGGACGTTCTACTGTAAACGCATTACCTTGTTTATTCCCGTACGTGCCTGATGTTTCGTCATATTCACGTTCTCTAATATACTTACGATCTACATAATACGGTTCCTGCATGCGAGGACGATCGTATTCTAAATCCGTAATATAAAAACTTATCAACGGAGCACAAGGAACATTATTCGCACTATTCTCTTGAAGAATAACGCTTGCTTGTTTGCTAGCATCACCGTATCTAACCGGCACTCTAATAGTAATAGGATTGCCATTATCGTCTAATTTATATTCTACTTCGAAGTGACTAAACATTCTAGTAATCTGTAGTAAAAATCTTCTTATTTGTGAATCGTAAAAATAAGCCATTTAATTATCTGCTCCTGGTTTAAGAAGATCACTCAATCCTTGTTTAGAATTAACATTGCCTCTGTTAGTACTAAGGACAGTATTATTGTTAACAAATCCCGATCTCTGTGTGTTACCATTTAAGTATAAATCTGTTCTTAAATTATCATCTACTTTAATCCAAGTGACTCCATTAAATCTAAATAATCTGTTCGGGCTATAATCTAATCGCAAAACATATTCCCCATCTTCTGGAACTGGTGGAAAGCTAGTAGCCGGCGTCACAGGAAAACCATTCGGGGCAGTGCCATCACCTGTTAAATAACCGCTAGCATATCCGTTGCTCTCAGGTGTCACAGCAGATTTATCCGCACTAATTAAATCACCATCGCTAGTAATAAACGTATTATCCATTGTGATACCATTCCCGTCAATAGGTTCACCATTCTCATCGTGATTAAGAATATAAAACTTACTAACATCGTAACCACTCAGCGGAACCTCCACTTGCGCCTGTGTTAGTATAGCATCATTGACGTCAAGATTCTTATTATGCTGGCACATATAATCAGCGAGTGTACCGAGTCCATTGCCGGTACCATCATCTCCATCAATGCCACCTGTATTATCCGCATACTTGTCTAAAATATCAGCATATTCTTGCGACCCAACAAGCGGTGTTAATTTAACACGCCACAAATGGGGTAGCCACGTTGGGCTAAATCCTTCACTGCTATACGCTGCATCGTTAACGACGTAGAATTTAGGTATAGCGATAGGATTCGCAGGATCAAGTGGATGATAATCTTTAAGATTAGGAAATTCAAAAACGTCACCGTTCATTAACTTACGCCCGACATAATCAATCATATCGTTATAATGGAAGTTCATAAACAGTGTATCATTTTGCAAGAATATGCCAAATTGCGAAAGATCGAAATCGATATTTTCTACATTGTAGATGCCACGCATTGTGTACACATCTTCTTCGTACTTGCGATTACGATTTTCTAGCAGGAGTAAGTCTTCGATGAAAAGGGGATTCTCTTCATCGTAGCTAGGTATGGTGGCATCACCACTATTATTTCCAGTAGCGACGCCTTTGTATTTGTGTAGGTAAACGTCGAGGCCACCCACTTGAAATTGTTCAGATATAGTTCTATCAAAGAATCTATAATCGTTTGTTTTATTCGGTCTATATAAACTTAATCTCGGCATAAGTGTATTTATGCCGAGATAATTTACCCAATAAACTCATTTTCTAAATGCTGCACCTTGCAATTCTTTATAAAGATCAAATCCGACGAACCTTCCATCCACTTAGAGAATTTGATATCAGCGTATATAAATGCGACATTATCACCTTCTGTTCTGAAAATAACATCGGCGTGCTTAAATCCATCATCGGCTATTCTAATAGTCTTTATATAATGGTCGGGCCTAGCAGGCTTATCATCAGCTTGATATTGGCTAGTTTGGCAAATCAATTCACCCATAGAAGCCATACCATTTAATCTCCAGTAAGTAAGCATATCTGCGAATTTCATATTATGCCCCGAGTGATTTCTTTAAATGATAAGCAGCTAATCTCATCTTATTGCGGGTATCTTGTTCAATAGCAGCATATTCGCTAGTAGCCGGTTTATACAACATAACAAACAACGAACGGGGCAATAACGATTGAGCAACATTGCCTAGTAACGTAGGTAACCAAAATAATGTTTTCATAGAATTCTCCTAAGATTGGATAATAATAAATTCGCTCTCGTCACCATTTGTTAATTCTAATACAAATGGGCTAGCAGGGATTCTAAATCCAGGGTCAACAACAACGTTTCCGTTAATTTCTATATCACCAGCTTTAATGCAGGTCATATTCTGTGAATGATTTCCAACACCCACTTCGCTGTACTCCATAATATCTATTAGTGAGATATCACTTGCTGTACCTGTGCTAACAATTCTAGGTTCTGACATATTATTTCCCCTTCTTAAGTTTAAATAAACGCGAGCCTTTAATCTTATAGCCTCGTCCATCGTCTGTTTGTATAACGTGTACATTCTTAGCTGACCCGTAAAATACTACGGTATTCATAGATAGATTAAAATCGTTATGCATAGCTAATGCGCCCATGCTATATTTCGGAGTTTCTAAAAGCTCGGTTAACGTAGCTTCTGCTAAGTCGCTGTGACTAATTTCTATTTTCTCAACAACTTTAATTAAGTTACCTAGTCCGCTAGTACTCATATTTTCCGATGAGTAAAGCGAAAAAGGACTTCCGTTTGCGTTAGTTCTTGCGTTAGCTTCAAAGCCCATATTATTTCCACCTTGTTATTTAAAGTACGTGTATTATACAGTTTATTACTTGAACTGTCAACCTTTATTTTTGTATAAATCTTCGGTGTAACGAACAACCATACCTTTTCCTGCTAAAATATAGCAAGCTGCAATAAAACGTTTAATGAAGTTGCCGTAATACGGCAGGTTGCTTGTTCGGGCAATATACTTGTTACCATTTATTGTAATCATCCGCGTTGCTTGGATGTTATCTACGGTGATAATGCTTGGTATAAACTTACTCATATTATTTCCACCTATTTAAAGTACGTGTATTATACAGTTTATTACTTGAACTGTCAACCTTTATTTTAAACTTTCTCGTTCATCTTAACTTTGCGGATGAAAACGCGAGTATCACTTTCACCGTTGCTGCCCATATTGTGTTCTGCTTGTCTACGATTAGCTTCTGCTTTAGCCTCGGTATCATAAACACCGTGTATACCACCTCTGTACAATACATAAACAAATACACTCTTATCATTTTTCATATCATTTCTCGCTCTGTTATTCAATATACGTTGTATTATACAGCCAAAATCCCAAAAGGTCTACCTTTATTTTAACTAATTTATATCTCAAATAACCCCGTTTTGTACGCCTAGGTGTATCAATACGCTAGAATTTATCTTACACGCGCCAAATATTTCACTTTCTCTATATAAATCAATGACTTAGTGGTTTAAGTGAACTACATAAGCATCGCTATAACTCTATATAAATCAATGACTTACAAGTATCTAACTAAAATTCTGCTATTACTATAGTAGGAGGTATTAAAAATAAACAGTTGACTAGAATATAATAATCGTTTATTATTACAGCACATTAATTACTTACAGAGAGAAAGCAATGATAACAAACTATAAAGCAGATATATTGTCGAAATTATCAAAGCAAGAATTATTAAATCTAATAGATATTAACGGTTTACTAATCGAAAAGCTTGAATTAGATCACATGGGAGCAACAATATCAGAAGATACAAGCGGCCCAGACGGGTACTTAGCAGATGAAGCTGTTGAGATCAAAGCTCAGATTTATCAAGGTAATTTCAAATTGCTAGGACGTGGCAAGTACGGGTCACCGTCTGAGGCTTTATATAATGAGAAGATTAAGTCTAACGAAGTAATAACGTTAGTTGGCTCAGATCAAGCAACAGGGGAAGTGTATTATCGATTCGAGATAACATTTGATGCGATTGCTTCTTATTACAAGGCTGCAGTACGCAAAGGATGGGGTAATTACGATCTTATTCCATTGCATTATATGAATCACGACTCGTTTAAGATACTATATGTGGCAGATAAAGCAACGTTGCAGGCAAATAGCAGCAAATTTCAGCCAAAGTTTCTTAGATATTTGTATGATGTTGTGGCCGGCGAGGTTGAGTTTGTAACTAATATAAATAATCATTATTATAAATAAAAGGTCGACTATTTCGGTAAATGGCTGTATAATACACAGTATATTAAATAAAGGAGCAAAGAAGATGGCTAAGAAAACAAAAAACGTGATTAATCCGCGTCAAATGAAACTAACGGTTGCTGCGGCTAAGTACACCGGACAAGAGCCTCTTTGGGAGAACGTAGATTTAACAGATAATAAGCGTAGCGAACAGCTAATGGGTGCTATCAACTGGTATAACTATCATTATAATCACAAAGATATTAATGATTTCATCCTGGACTATTTAAAAGTAAAGGATCGCGTCAGTGATTTAAAAGCTCTTAAAAAAGTACCAGACCGTAGCATACCTAATGCGATTGCATGGCTAACACGTATGGATTTAATGCAATGGCCAACTAATAAAGAAGAACAAAAGCTAATAGATGATGCTATTAAAACAGCAATCAGTAAGGTACCTGCTAAAATAGCAACAGTGGATAGTGGCCTAGCTAAGCGTAACGTACAAGATATTATGCGTGAACGTGCGCTAGAAGCAGGCGGCGAGTTAGAAGGTATGTTCGATGAATTTATAGCTGATAACTGCAACCCAAAACATACACTAAAGCCAATTAGCGTGTTAAAGCTAGCAAATATCTTACCACAACACATCGGATTATTAATGCCACATTGGCACAATGTGAAAGCTGAATTAGAAGAAGCGTATAAAGGTGAAGATGCTGATCTTAAAGAAGGATACAGCAATTTTAAGAAAATCCAGCTACGGAATTTAATTAAGTTTAGTCAATTAGTAATCTCAGATTTAAATAGCTATGTGGCGTTTAAGAAAACTACACGTAAACCAGCTAAGCGCAAGGTTAAGACTCCTGAGCAAATTGTATTTAAATTAAAGTTTCAGAGAGAAGATAAAGCATTAAACATTAAATCACAAAAGCCTACAAAGATTGTGGGTTCTAAAGAAATGTTTGTGTATAATACTAAGAAGAGAAAATTAATGCACTTCTTAGCCGACGAGCACGCAGGTAACGAGTTAGTAGTTAAGAATAATACTATCATCGGGTTTGACGCAGTGAAGTCCACACAAAAAACCATACGCAAACCAAAGGAGCAGCTTAAAGAGTTTATGTCAGCTAGCAAGCCCGGATCGCGTAAATTGTATGATAATACAAATGCAGTGGAGATTAAAATAAGCGGACGATTCTCAGAAGAAATGCTATTATTGAAGGTCTGGTAGTGAATACGTTAGCAGAGCTCGAGAAGCAACTTACCTTTGAAATGCTAGTCGGTCGCATTGAAAAAGCAATGTTAGTACGTTCAGAAATAGTTGCAATTAAATTAACAAATAACTTGCCAAGGAAACGCCATGTTATACAAATACAAAGTAACTGCCCAAACAAATAGCGATAAGAAATACCAAGCCAGGCTAACGTATTTAAAATATAAGTTAACAGGCAAGTACTTTGATCGCCTAGTATTTATCACCCAGGATAAATGGTTCACCGAGCCAAAAACATACGAATTTGAATTAGAGTCTGATGCTATCATGTTTAGACTAACACACGGGGTATAATATGGAACAGCAAGAATTAGTAATAAAAATGCTAGCTGGATTAACAATCATCTTAGCAATGTTTAGTATAGGATTCTTAAATGACGCTAGCACCAAGCGCGAAAACAATGCCCCGTATGATTTGAGTTTATTTAGTGCGTATACGACTATGATAGTAGTAGGAATAACGAGTATTACAATTCTATTAATCTGGTAATGTATTTAGATAAATAGCAGTATGGCAACATTAAAAGAAATGAAACAAGACGTATTCGATTACGTCGCAGCAAGATTAGGTTCTGGTATAATTGATATTGAATTAGACCCAATTCACTACGAAACAGCATATTCGCGTGCCGTAGGAGTATACAGACAGCGAGCATCTAATTCCACAGAAGAAAGTTACACGTGGCTAGAACTTGAAGAAGGCCAAAATGCTTATACGTTACCACAAGAAGTAACAGAAGTTAGACAAGTTTTTAGAAGAACATTCGGATCAGTAGGCGGCGATAGTGCGTTTGATCCGTTTAGTTCAGCAGTAATTAACACGTATGTTATGAACTTAGGTGGCAGTGGTGGATTAGCTACGTGGGAATTATACACACAGAAATTAGAACTTGCTGCTAGAATGTTTGGCGGTTTTATGAACTTTCAGTTTAATCCAAGTACTAAGAAGATTGCATTTGTGCGTAACATTACAGCAAGTGGTGAAACCGTATTGCTATGGACATATAATTTAAAGCCAGAAGTACAGCTACTAACAGAATTACAGATAGCACAGTGGATCAAAGACTTCACGTATAGTTCGTGTAAACACATTATAGGTGAAGCAAGAGAGAAATTTAGTTCAATTGCTGGCCCACAAGGTGGCACAACGTTAAATGGCGCAGCAATGAAGTCAGAAGCCACTGCAGAAATCGAAGCATTGATTGAAGACCTTAAGAATTATGTAGATGGTTCAGATGCGTTATCTTGGATAATAGGATAATTTATGAAAGCACACGAATTTATAGTTGAGTATACCGGTAGTGTAACATTACCCGGACGATCCGGTCCAATGATTTATAATAGTCTGGAAGCAGCAAAAGCAGCAGCTAACCGGGTTAATGCGAGCATCACTAAGACTAAGTCAGGTGCCTTTATGTTAGTACCACACAAAAGCGATAGCATACGCGACGCAGACTCTACCAAGCCAAAGATTAGCAAATTAGAAGATGACGATTGACACCCCCGAGTAAACCTGTTATAATAAAGTATGAATAAGTCTTAGGGTGTCGCAGCCCCGATGTATAACCACTAGCTTCAAGACTTATTAACTTATTTTATTTGGAGAAAACTTTGCAAGATTTAATGATCGACATCGAGACGTTAGACGTAACCCCCACAGCAACTATATTAACCATAGGAGCACAATCCTTTGACCCATTCAGTGAAGATTTCGGCGATGTTACATTCTACGAACGATTAGATCTAGAATCGCAGCAGGATCGCACAATAGACAATGGCACAGTAGCATGGTGGGGCAGACAAAGTGCCGAAGCACAAGAAGAAGCACTAGGCGAAGGTAGCAGAGTACATATAAAGGAATCACTTGAACGCTTATCAAAAATCGCCTGGAAGCATAATCGTATATGGGCAAACGGCATAACATTTGATATGGTTATATTGGAAAATGCTATGAAGCAATACGGTGTAAGCGTGCCGTGGAAATTTTGGCAATTAATGGATACCAGGACAATATATAAAATAGCAGGATCAAAGAAATTAGGCAATAATCATAATGCGTTAGCAGATTGTGTTAATCAAATTGATCTGTTACAGAACGCTCTTAAAACATTAAACGTAACAAAATTCTGATAAATACAAATAATATTTATAACGAGGTTAAATAAATAAATGAATGAATTAAATTTTTTAAAGAGACTAACAGAATCAATAGATAGAATATCGACTATCAGCGAAAACACATCAATTAGCATCTACGTCGACGAAGACGATGGGCAAGTTGACATCGTCGACGCCGGTAGAAGCCAAAGTGAGTATGTGTTGGATTACTTAAACGGCCACTCACAGACAATCACAATCCAAGGAGGTATAGGATCAGAATCTATTCAGGACGAAATAGAAGACAGTGAATTTGGCGAACCACAACCGTTTCCTGAAATTCAGGACATCGCAGCAAGAGTTGAAAAAATCCAACAGTTAGAAGCGAACAAATGGGCAAAAGAATATGCATTTTTAGGCAAGATTGTTGAGTATGAAATGTGGGATATGATGATTGATTTTGACATTATCCCGTCGGCAGAATTAAGAGCAGCACTAGAAGCTCAAAAATCTAATTTAGAAGCAGCAGCGTAACAAAATTCTAATGATAATTAACCTAGCAGAGCTAACTGATTTTAGTTCAGGGCACAATCGTTTAAGACTAATAATTATGCTAATAAGTTTATTTCTAATTATCTGCCTCTAGCGCACTAAACGCCCATCCTACTTGAAGCACTTCTGCTTCGCAATTCTTACAAATTGATTTATACCCTTTAGTGGGTATATTCACGACTTCAATTTGCACAGGCAACGATGCTTTAAATCCACACTTATCACACTTCATTTTCTTATTGTAGGAATCTAATTCCCATTGCGATTTAATCGGAGCCTTCTTTGCTGCGATACATTTATTACAGAATTTACGATAGTAAGTCTTATCGTTCTTTTTATAATTAACTGATGTTTGTCTGCCACACCGGCACTTCGGTCTTTCCATAAAGGTATTTATCTAGACCTTTCCTCCTAAAAAAGTAAAAATATTTTCTCACTGCCGGTTACTACCACTTAGAAAAGGTCGAAAAGGCCAGCCTACACCGTTGTATACCGTATAACCGAATAAATAGAGTTAACATAATAAATTACAGGAGATTATACCAATGGCACTAGTAAGCCCAGGAATTGAGGTTCAGATAATTGATGAAAGTCAATACGCCTCTGCAAGAATTAACACAGTACCTTACATCCTATTAGCTACAGCAGAAAATAAAATCAATGCTGCAGGAACAGGGATAGCACCAGGAACAGTAGCATCAGCAAACAACGATGTATACTTAATCACTAGCCAACGCGAGCTAGTAAACACATTCGGCGAACCATTCTTTTATAAGACAAGTGGTGGAAACTCAATTCACGGATATGAATTAAATGAATATGGATTAATGACAGCATACTCTACACTAGGAGCATCAAACAGAGCATACGTTCATCGTGTTGATGTTGACTTAGCAGAATTAAGTGCTTCTTTAGTTCGTCCAACAGGCGCGCCAAATAATGGTACTACTTGGCTAGATTTAAATGAAACAGAATTTGGCATCTTTGAATGGAATTCAGTTTCGAATACATTCAACAATCAAGAATCTATTACAGTACAAAATACTATCGTTATTACTAACACTAGCCAACTTGAAGCTGGTATTCCAGCACAAACAGTTGGACAAGTTGGACAATATGCGATTGTAGCAACTAACGCAAATAATCCAGTGTATAGAAAGCTTAAAGCACAAGGTACAGGAACAGCAGCATGGGTTCTAGTAGGATCAGATGATTGGAAAGCTGGTCTTCCAACAGTACAAGGTACAGTATCTAATCCAACAATAACACCGGGTACTTTTACAGTACAAGTTAACGGCGGATTAGCAACTAACGTTACTGTAGCAGGCACAGCGTTAATTGATTTAGTTAACTCTATCAACGCAGGCAGCAGCACACAAATTAAAGCATCAATTATAGATAACAAATTAGAAGTTTTTGTAGAATCTGGTCTAGGTGCTGATTTTAGCTCAACTGACACAAACATTACAGTAACTGACATTAATGGCGGAACAGTACTTGCTGACGCTGGTGTTGTATCTGGTACATATAATGCTCCTGTAGTAAAGCACGCAACTCACACAGAAGTCCCACGTTGGAGAGGCACAGATACAAGCCCACGTCCAAGTGGATCACTATGGATTAAAACTACAGCAGTAAACGCAGGTTTGAATTTCGTACTTAAGAAATATGACACAGTAACTGATACCTTTGTAGAACAAGCAGCACCAGCTTATGCTAGTGATCAAGCAGCTAACAAAGCACTAGATCCAGGAGCAGGTGGCAAATCAATAGCAGTAGGTGATACATACGTTCAATATAACGTAGCAGTAGAAGGTGAAACAGGCGGCAACATCGGTACTTATAAAATCTTCTCACGCAACCCAGGCGAGACAGTAATAACATTACCTACACAGAACCCAGTATTTGTAGCAGGTCATCAATTTATTATCGGCTCATCAGCATTAAACAGTGACGTTTTAACTGAAACCACAATCACATTAACTGGCACTACACCAGAAGCATTTGCTACTGACGTTATTAGCGCAGGTATTCCGTTTGTTACAGCAGAAGTAACTACCAATGGTAGAATCCGCTTAACACACACAGGTGGCGGCGTAATGGTACTACAAGACACTAACTTAGGCGTAGCAGTAGCAGCAACCGGTATTACCGATGCTAGTGAAAACGTTCGCCTAGGCAGCGATTTAACAACAGTAGTTAATGGCGGACAAGCTTACATTCTATCTAACTGGAACGTTCAAGATTATTACGCATCAACTGACGGCCCAGGACAAGATCCGCTAGATGGGTCACGCTGGTATTACAGTGCTGTAGACGAAATGGATATCATGATTAACGACAATGGCGCTTGGAGAGGCTATAAGAATGTAGTTAACGATATGCGCGGATTTGATCTAACAACAACTAATGACAATGGACCTCAATTAGCATTTAACGCTCCAGTAGACCAAGAAGACGGATCACCACTAGTATACGGCGATTTGTGGATTGACTCAAGTGACTTAGAAAATTATCCAGCACTATCACGTTGGGAACAAAGCAACGGATTAGATCAATGGGTTCGCATAGATACAGCAGACGGTACATCAACAGCAGGTTTAGTTTTTGCTGATGCACGCTGGGGTAACAACGATAACACAGATCCAATTACAGCAGAATTACCAGTTATAGCTGATATGCTAGGCAGTGATTATGTCGATGTTGACGTTCCTAATCCTAATTTATATCCAGAAGGCATGCTGTTATGGAATACAAGACGTAGTGGTTATAACGTTAAAGAATTCCGCGTAGATCATTTCAACGCAGCAGATTTTGGCGATAGCGTATTACCAACAGAACGTAACGCATGGGTAACAGTATCAGGTCTTAAAGACGACGGCCGAGCTAATATGGGCCGCCAAGCACAACGCGCTTTAGTAGTAGCAGCAATGAGAGCAGCTATTGATACAAGTGAAGATATACGCGAAGAACAAAGTGAGTTTAACTTACTATGCGCTCCGGGATATCCAGAACTTATTCCTAATATGGTAGCATTAAACAACGAACGTAAAAATACTGGTTTCATCGTAGGTGATACTCCTTTACGCTTAGCTAACAACGGCAATGACTTAGTTGAATGGGCTACAAACAACGGCGGATTGGGCTTAGATAATGAAGACGGTTTAGTATCAGCAGATGAATACTTAGCTGTATTTTATCCATCAGGTAAGACAACAGACTTAACAGGCTCCGAGATTATTGTTCCAGCTAGCCACATGATTATGCGCACTATATTACACAGCGATGACCAAAGCTATCCATGGTTTGCACCAGCAGGCATTAGACGTGGACAAGTTGATAACGTTATCGGCTTAGGCTACGTAGATGCTAACACAGGTGAGTTCCAGCAAATGGCTAATCGTCAAGGTTTACGTGATGTTTTATATCAAAACAATGTGAACCCTATTGCTGTTCTTCCAGGCGCAGGTATTGTTAACTACGGTAACAAAACAACTAAGCCAGGTAGCGCATTAGATCGCATTAACGTAGCTAGATTAGTTAACTACATTCGCGTGCAACTTGACGTACTTGCTAAACCATTCTTGTTTGAACCAAATGATGAACTAACACGTAATGAGTTTAAGAATGTTATTGAATCACTAATGAATGACTTAGTAGCTAAACGTGCGCTATATGATTACGCTGTGGTTTGCAATTCTACTAATAATACCCCCGCACGTATAGATAGAAACGAACTGTGGGCGGATATTGCGATAGAACCTGTGAAGGCTGTGGAATTCATATTTTTGCCTGTAAGGATTCTGAACACTGGTGAAATTAGTGGCTAAATAGCACTAACAGTAATATAAATAAAGCCCCGTAATTGGGGTTTTATTTTGACTTCGCATTCTTGTGGTATAAGTATTAACGAATGAACCGTAACCAATGGGTATTTATATAGGAACCATGAAGACTATAATACAAGACATAATCAATCAATACCCTAGACACTACACTAGCATGATCAAGAAGGATGAAAAGTTAGTCAAATGGGTCAATGATAATACATTATCTTCTAGTGATAATTTTGCTGATAAAGTATATAGCGCAATGTCGCAAGAAAGTAATAAATGTAAGTACAACAAACTTCGCCCATTTAAAAACATAAAACTCGGTTATTTGAATTGCGGAAACGAAAAGGACTGCAAGTGTTTATCTAACCACCTAAGCGAGCAACGTTTAACCCGCCCAAAAAAATCAAAGTCAGAATATGCGGACATAACGCTGAAGTCTCGCACAACTAAGTTAGAAAAATACGGAGACGCAAATTACTGCAATCCATCTAAAATAAAGAGTACTAAGTTAGCGAAGTACAGCGACGCAAATTACTGCAATCCATCTAAAATAAAGAGTACCAAGTTAGCGAAGTACAGCGACGCAACGTTCAATAATAGAATCAAAGCAAGTCAGACTAAGTTAGCGAAGTACGGAGATGCTAATTATTGTAACGCACAACAACGCATATCAACTTGCTTAGAAAAGTACAGTACTAAAGGATACGGTAATGTAGAAAAGGGGCGATTAACTAAATTAGAAAAGTACGGCGATCAAGCATATACTAATCGAAAAAAAGCAGCAAATACTTCTAAATTACGGTACGGAGTAGAATACTTTAATCAGTCACATATATCCGAAGATTCTAGGAATAAGTTAACTGACGCAACGTGGATGTCAGATCAGCATCACAATAAAAACAAAACGTTAACTGAGATAGCTGCTAACTTAGCAGTTGATATTACTACAGTATCTAATTATATGAAAACACATAATTTAACAGTAGTAAGTAAGAACGTATCGTTTGCTGAAAAAAATGTAGTCTTAATGATCAATGAAAACATAGAGACCGTAGTAATACAAAATACAAGGAATATAATACCGCCCAAGGAGATTGATATCTACTTGCCGGAGTTTCATTTGGCTATAGAGTTTAATGGCACGTACTGGCATAGGCCAGAAGTATATGGGGGTTATGATGGTTGGTTGAAGTATCACCAAAGTAAGATAGATTTATGTGCTAAAAAAGGAATACAGTTATTACACTTGTGGGAGAATTATGATGATCACTTAGTGCTAATCGAGCAAGCAATATCCGGCAATGTTGATAATGATTTAAGTAAGGTACTATCAGATATAAACTGGTTGTAATTTAACGTTACTAACATCATAAATAACAGTATAATATATTTAGGAGACATAGTATGTCAGTATCAAGTTTAACAAAGATGACAACACCGTTGTCAAACGATCAAACAGCAACAGGCCAGGGCTTGTTAATGCCAAAATTAAAGTATAGATTCCGAGTCGTATTCGAGAACCTAGGCATCACTGCTCCACGTTCAGAAATGACGAAGCAAGTAATTGACTTTAAACGTCCATCAGTAACATTCGCAGAAATAGACATACCTGTTTATAACTCTACTATTAAATTAGCAGGCAAGCATTCATGGGAAAATGTTAATTGTCAACTACGTGATGACGCATCAGGTAATGTTGCTAAATTAGTAGGTGAACAGATGCAGAAGCAATTCGATTTCATGGAACAAGCATCAGCACGTTCGGGCATTGATTACAAATTCATCACACGTTTAGAAATGCTAGACGGTGGTAACGGAGCACACGAGCCACAAGTACTAGAAACTTGGGAAATTTATGGTTGTTACTTGCATTCAGTAGACTACGGCGAGGTTAACTACGCAACTTCAGAGCCAGCAACTATTGCGTTAACAATACGGTTTGATAACGCTTTACAGACGCCATTAGATAGTGGCATCGGTGTGAATGTGGGAAGATCACTCGGTGACGTCGTAACAGGGTAATTAGATAGTGGACTTTTTCGATGATGTATTAGGCGGAGGCACTGGCATAGGTGCCGGATTCTTCGGCAACGATAATTTAAGAGATTACCGGCATGCTAGCAAGTTAATGCGCCCGGGCGGATTAGCGTTAACGCCTAATACAAAATTCAATTTCCACGTATACTTTACACTAAACACCGGTATTCCAGGTGTGTCGGATGATAGCGGATTAATAGGAGCACTTGTTAAAAAAGTACAACTACCGTCGTATAAATTAGACACACAGGAATACGTTCAGTATAACAGAAAACGTTTAGTTCATAATAGATTAGAATACGAGCCAGTAACAATAACATTGCATGATGACGCGTCTGATATAGTGCGTACGATGTGGTTTAATTATTATAATTATTACTTCGCAGATTCATCATATCAGTATGAGCACGAGCTAGGACAAAAGCCGTTCAATAAAGCAGGCAATGCGTATGGGTACTGGGCTAACCGCGATATCTACGACGTAGAATGGTCACAGGACACATGGGGTAAACACACAGGTTCACCACAAGGTGTTATAAAGCCAGCATTCTTTAAAGATATCAAAATATACGGAATGTCAAGAGGCAACTACCAGCAATACACATTAATTAATCCAATGATTACAAACTTCCGACATGATGAGTATGATTACAGTCAAGCGAATGGAACCATGCAGCATACAATGGATATTAAGTACGAAGCAGTAAAATATGCTAGGGGAAAAATAGGCAGTTCCGGATCCCCAGTCAATGGTTTCGCAGATACCGCACGTTACGACAAAACAACCAGCCCATTGGGTGGTAAAGGTGATGGGTCAATATTAGGGCAAGATGGATTAGCTAGCAACATAGGTAGCATAGGTGAAGATTTAGCACAAGGCAATTTCTTCGGAGCATTTAGTAATGCTAAGGGATTATTGAGTACGTTTAAGAATGTTGATCTAGGTAAAGCAATAAAGAATGAGATATTATCTGAAGTAAAAATGCAAGGCACTGGCGTTTTAAAAGAAGCTGCGAAGCAAGTATTTCCAAGAGTACAAGATAGCATAGCAGGTAATTTTAACAGAGTAGCAACGCCAGTACAAGCAACGCCAATAGGTGGTCGTCCTGTAAGTGAAGCAGAGCTAAGAGCATTAAAAGCAGCAAACAACAACACACCGAGTACATAAATGAGTGATTTAAGTAATAATTCAGTAACCACAGACAGTAATAATCGCAATATAGTAAATAAATTCAATAATATAAACTTCTCAGTAGACAGCAATCAATATGATTATGTATTATCGTTCTTTAAATCACAGATGAAAGATCCAGATACAGCTAAAAACTTCACAGAATCATTATATCAAGTATCCAGACAAGCCGACCTAAATATATTAGAAATGGTAGATACGTTAAAAGGTCAGACTGGATTAGAGTTAACAGCAAGTATAGCATATTATTTAAATGGAACACGTTCACCTAGCACATTATTAGGAGTTAGCCAGTCAGTAAAATCTAATTTCTATGCTGCTAGGAATGTGCTAATCTAATGGGGCGCAGAGGCAGCAGTAAGTTTGCTCAGTCAATCTTTGTTCCAAAAAACCCAGAGAAGTATATTGGAAAAGGAAGCATTCGCATGCGAAGTTCATGGGAAACTAGCTTCGCCTCATTCCTTGATTTAAATGATAATATACTTGAGTGGAACAGCGAAGGCATACGCATACCATATAAGCATCCATTAAAGAACAAGATGACAACGTATGTGCCTGATTTCCTAATACGTTACCGCGATAAGAAAAACAATGTAATCACTGAATTGATTGAGATAAAGCCGTATGGTCAGGCTGTATTAAAAGAAGGCATGAACGCTAATGCTAGAGCAACAATAGCAGTAAATATGGCCAAATGGAGTGCGGCTCGGAAGTGGTGCGCACAAAACGGTTTAAAGTTCAGAATAATTACGGAACGCGAATTGTTCAGACAATAAAGTACCCTAGTCGCAAATGTCAATAAATACTGTTTATGACAAATAAGAATTTAGAATCGCTATTCAATTTACCTGAATCATCACAATTCAAAGAAGATGATCTAGTACCACAAGAAGCACAAGAAACACAAGACGCACAAGAAGCACAAGACTTAGTATTTAAACAAGATAATGCGTTATCTAATTTAGAGAAAATAGATCAAGCAATGCCTGCAGTACGTGACTTAGAGAAATCCGATCAAGAAATGGATGAGCTAGCAAATTTAGCCAAGGACGGATTTAAAGATCTAATAGATGTTGCCCAGCAAACAGAAGCAAGATTTTCAGCAGAATTATTTAACGCAGCAAGTAGTATGCTAGGTCACGCAATATCAGCTAAGAATGCTAAGTTAAACAGAAAACTAAAACTGATAGAATTACAACTTAAAAAAGCTAAGTTAGACTTAGATAACCCCAATGAAGCTACAACAACATCAAGTGGATCAGTATTAGATCGCAATGAATTGCTTGCCGAAGTATTAAAGCAAGCAAAAACGGATAAATAACAGTAACGAATTATTAGGATAAACTATGAGACCTTTAACACAATATATAACAGAATCAGCAAGAACATTTGACTACAGAGTTAAGGTAGCAGGTGAATTAACAACCGAAACATATGATAAGTTCAAAATGCTATTAGCATCGTTTGACATCGCATCATGTTCGAAACCAAAGAAAACACCAATTCAAAAGAATCCAACTGGATTTGATAATATCGAAAACGAAGAAATAAACATATTTGATGTATCGTTAAACTACCCAGCTAACAGTGATCAAATCATTGAACAAGCTAAGCAATGCGGAATTAATCCAAATAAGATAGTAGTAACAACACAATCATTTGATGATAGTTTAGATACAGCGCCAGAAGTAGAAGATGGTATTCTAGAAACAGAAAAATATCCTGAACCAAATAAAGAACAAACACAAGCATCAGCAGATTATGCTAGCAGCTATCAAACAGCAGCAGCAGAATTTGCTAATGAAGATGGGGCATCATTTGAGATTGCAGGCGAAGCAGCACCAAAAGCTAAATTCGACACAGATGGGAAAATGAACACTGATAGCCCAATGACAAAGATAAAACGCAAAAGCGTAGCGGAGTTACTAAAATGAGCCAAATGCAAACAATGAAAACATTACTAGAAAGTATGGATACTATAGCGTATACGCCAGTAACAGAAAATAATATCAACGGATACGAAGGCCGTGAAATTGAGTATCCAAAAGCTTACGCAGCAGGCAAAGAAGCAGCAGAAGCCGGTACAAAGATTAGTGATATTAACGTATCTGATCAATGGGCACATGAAGGTGGTGATTTCCGCGCAGGCCACGCTAGTGTTAAGCAACAAACAACAGAAGGTGAAATCGAAGATTACGATCCAGCTAACGACGAAGATGCGTATGCGTTTGATAGCGAGCAACGATCTTACAAAGGCGAACCGTGGGAACAAGACGCTAATAAAGCAGAAAAAGATTTCCCAGAGTACGAAAAATTCATGGGCGAAGATACAGGCATTAGTACTACAGAAGTAGCACAAGCGATCATGGACACCGCAGAACAAACTATAGCAGAGCACGGAGCAGAAGCAACATTCGCAGCAGTAGAAGCAGCAGTAGCACAAGGCGGTGAAAGCGTAGAAGAATTAGTACAACGAGTATTAGCTGATTTAAACAGCGAATTAGAAGAAGATAACACACAAATTCAAAAACAAGGAAATAATGTTAAAGTAACAGCAAACGGCGATACTACTACTTACGACGAAGAAACATTCAAAATGATGAACAACGGAGAAGAAGATAATCAATTTAGCACAGAATCAGTTGATAGAGATACTATTTTAACTAAAGCACAATCTCTTGCCAAAGCAGATGGTAAAGATTACGGATCACTTAAAATGGGCGACCAGCAAAAGTATATTAAAAAAGCAGGCGGAAAAGTTCAACACCCAAATGAAAGATATAATAAAAGCGCAGATTTTTACAATGGATATGGCGGTGGTTCATCAAATGATGAAAGTAAAAATGTAAATGAAGCATTTGGCGAGTACGACGATTTTAACGAAGACGAAATTGAGTACACTACCTTTGATAGCACAAACCCAGATCACAGAAAACGGTTACAAGATGGCACACCAGTTGTATTAGATCCTAGTATCTGCAGTGACCCCGAAGGCGATCGCACTGGCATTTTCGCAACACGTAGCCCAAGTGGCCATTATGGCACTGTAGTACGCAACGCAGATAACAAAACAATTAACGTTCATTTAAGCGACATCGTTTCGGCTGATATCACTAACAACAGTGTATACGAAAGTATGACAACTGAGTTCAATAAGTTAATGGATTTAAACGAAGAAGTAACAATCACACAAACACAAAACCCAGATCAGCCTGATAACGATACAATGACAATCACAGGCAGCGGTGAATCAGTTGATGAATTATCAGCAATGCTAGCAAACGCAGGTTTCGGCCAAGCAGAAGCTGACGTAGTAGATACCGGTGCTCCAGTAACACAATCGGTACCAGCAGGTAAAGGACTAACAATGGGCGATATGATGGCAATGGTTGATGCTCCGGTACAGGAGCCAGTAACAGACGAAATGATGCCAATGGACGCACAAGCACCATCATTTAGCTTAACAGGCGAAATTGACGAAGCCGGCGCAGCACAACACAAGACACAAGCTGATGGTTATATGTATAATGATGGTAACTACGAAGATGATGTCACATCGCAAGCTAAAGCACAGGATGTTGATTATATGTATAATGATGGTAACTACGAAGATGATGATCGAGCGAGACAAGTTACAGAAATGGATGATGAAAGTACTTGTCCACACTGTGGTGAAGCCGGTGAAATGACGTATAGCAGCGCAGCACAAGATTCAAAATGCGGCTACTGCGGCGAATGGACAAAAGACGATGCTGATGAATATGTCATAGCAGACGAATCAGCAGCTCCTGAAGTATGCTCAACGTGTGATGGTGATGGCGGCTATAGAGGACAAACGTGCGATGATTGCGGTGGTTCCGGTATAGCACATTCCGATGTGCGTGACGAAGCGTGCCCAGATTGTAACGGCGAAGACCAGGAAGTAACAATAGACGGTAAATCATATAGCTGTAGTACGTGCGGTGGTTCAGGCACAAAACAATCAAATTTCGACAGAGAAGGCGAGTTCTCCGGATACGTCGAAGAAGATGAAGATGACGGCAAAGGGTTACAGTACGATAAAGATTACAGCTCAAGTGATTTTGATATGACTGGGTATAAAACCTGCCCAGATTGCAATGGCACCGGTGAAATGGAAATGCTAGCCCCCCAAGGCACAGAGATGACAATATGCGTGTCTTGTGATGGCGAAGGGATGGTACCAGATGATAATATAGAAGAAGAACGTGATATTCAACATTCAAACACACCACAGGAATTGATTGCTAAGGCAGACGTTGTTATTAACAAACTAAGTGGCGGATTAAATGATCCAAAGAATAGCTATAAACCAGTAGCAGGCGGCGATAACCCAATGGCAGTTAATGAATCAGCCAGCTTTATGAAATTATATAAAGCATTTAATGAACGTGGCTAATAAAGAATAAACCTTAGGACCCTTATGGGTACGGTTGGCGTTTACAGCCGCAATGACAGCATCGCTACTGTTATTTAAAAGTGAAACTAACTTGCTCCGGCAGGTTTTTTATTGCTTAATATAATATAACGTTAAATACTACTATGGCACATAGCAACGACACTGGACTAATTAAAAAACCCCACAGTACACTATCTTACGATAATACAGAATTACTTGATTTTGCTAAATGCTGCGACCCAAAAACTGGCCCGGCTTACTTCCTTAGTAAATACTTCCACATACAACATCCTACTAAAGGTAAACTACTATATGACCCTTTTGAATATCAAAAAGAACTGATTGAGACGTATACTAATAATCGCTTCAGTATAAATTTATTATCGAGACAAACTGGAAAATGTTGCGCATACAACACAACTGTCATAAATAATAATACACACACACAAATCGGTGAATTACTATGGAACGAAATGACATTAAAGCAAAAAGCAGTAACAAAATTAGAAAATTGGCTAGTGAACTTGGCAAAATCGGACGAACAAAATTAAGGCACATGGAAAAAGTATTACCAAAATCGTGTACTTGTAAGATATGTAACACAGCAATAACCAATTATAATTACCAAAATCATTTCACTAACACGCATAATATAAGTAAAGAAGAATATTTTAATAACAACAGTGATCAATTAGATAATAAAACCAAAAACTATGTCTTTGTAAATAATAAAATAATACCAAAAGGAGTAATCACCAAGACAAATTTCGGTAAGTTAACCTTAAGTCAAGCCAAGTTATTACTTCTAATAAAGTCATATCATTTTTCTATTAGATTACCAGTATTCCGCGATATATTAGCTAAAAAAGCACATGCAGACACAGAAAATGCGTATGAATTATTTAAGCGATATAAGGAACTCGATATTCATTTAAGTAATAACCACAGAGCCACAGGCGAAACATTAGAATACTTAACGTTGCGATACGGTAAGGAGATAGCCGTTACTAAGCGAGAAGTAAAGTCGGCAAGAGTAACAGGTGACAAGAACCCAGGATATCAGCACAACGGTACAATGTCTCCATTTTCGGATAATTTTAGCAAATATGTTAATAATACAGCCC